AAGCATAAGACTAAAAGCCATGTAGTTGTAGCTAAAGTAGGAGATAAGGTAAAAACCATACGCTTTGGACAACAAGGTGTAAGAGGAGCAGGGAAAAACCCTACATCAGCTAAAGATAAAGCCAGGAAGAGGTCTTACTATGCTAGACATAATGCCCAAGATGCAAAGCCTTCTAAACTTTCAGCTAGATACTGGTCACATAAAGTAAAGTGGTAACTGTTTTATATCTTATATCTATGCACACTTGGTATGTGTTTGAAACTTTCTCAGGTGATTATCAAATAGATGAGTGTCAGAAATTAAGAACGCATATACAAACTGCTTTTGATGTAGAAGCAACCTGCATATCAAGATGGAATGATATATTGCTGCAAGACAATAAAATTTATTGACCTAGTTTAGCCAGTAAGTAACCACTTAAAAATCCAATACAGAATATAATTTCCATTAGTCTTTATATGCTTCATTCTTTTCAGTAGTAGGATCATCAGCAATAAACCTACCTTTATTATCTCTAGCTCTTTGTCTTCTATCTTTAATCTCATCAATGCCTTCAGACACAGTGTTCTTTACTTCTTCCACTACAGCTTCTGCTTTTTGTTTGATAGCAGGTTCAGTAAATATTTTTTTAAGCCAATTAAATAGTGACATATAGTTCTCCTTTGTTATACTTAATCTTGTCGAGCGGTGATGAAGCAGTAATGCTGAGTCATAAAAATAGACCCCCTGTTAACCATGACTGACAGGGGTGTTTATTTTATCACCATACAAAAGTTTTCTTTTCTCCTTGATACTTAATAGCAAGCTTTTCTTCTATCAGAATTTTGCATATATCTCTTTCTGATTCTCCAGTAAAAATATTAATTAAGGGTCTACCATATTTACCCTTATCTACTACTTCTATTATTACTTTTTTACCACAAAGAACTTTTAATCTTTCCTTAGCCTTTAATCCTAACTCTTTCTCTCTTGTTCTTTCAGGATACTTTTTAATATTAATTCTAGACTCAGGAGTATCTATGCCATTCAGCCTAAATGATTTACTTATCCATACATCAAAACCAAGATCTGCTTTTAACACAATACTATCGCCATCAATTATTCTGACTACATCAGCAGCATAGATATATTTCTTTTTACTCATGGGAATCTGCCTTCTTTTAACTTAGCTATTAATTTATTTGTAAACCACTGAGATTTATTGAGATCCTCCACGCCATTTTTATTAGGGTATCTCCATCCATATTTCATAATGCTGCCACGCAAGAAGCCAATAAATTCTTCTGGAGTTAGCATAGCCTCAATAGCATCTATACACTCAATAGTATCTGTCTTGTAATGACTAGGATTAATTTTATCGTCTACTATTGATCCATTAAAAACTTCATGTGCCACTTTTTCCTCCTTCCACTCTCTAGGTTTACCTGCATTGTAAGCTCTGTCCCAAGCTTCAGGAGATTCATTATCTATAGACATTACTCTGATTCCTCTGGATAGTTTTCATTTACCGGGACTGTAGCAGTAGAATCAATCCACTCTTTAGGCATTGAAAATCTACTAAACCATCTAAAGCCATTAGCTTTAGCCCATTCAGCATGAGATCTTTTAGTCCCATCTTTTCTTCTTTTAGCTTGAGGCATAGGAGCAGATGGATTAGCAAATAAAAATACTAACTCTACGTCTTTAGGTAATGCTTTCTGTATCCAGATGTATTTACTAAACTCTGCATAGTCCCAGAATCTACCTTTAGCCTCTAGGTATATTGTTTTGTTACCTATCTTTTTAATAAAATCAGGATGATAAGTATGCTCTACAATATATTCTAAGGTATCTGAATGTATGTCCCAATCTTTTAATATGCTTGTATGCAGCTCATATTCAAAGTTAGAGTCATACCCTTTAACAAGGTTATCCTCTACAGGACGTAGGATTCTTTTCTTCCTTAAACCCGATTTTACTTTTGTCATAAATTCTCTATTAGTAAAAATCTAGATAACTCATTAGATTTAGAATAGCGTTTAAGTTTATTTACAGCCCATTTCTTAGTGTAGTAATTACATTGTTTAGAGTTACCACTATTTATAAAGTATTTATCTTTTGGTAAATAGCTTTGTATATTTTGAAGGGGTACATTTTCAGAACCTTCAGGTAAGTTTCTATTTAACCAATCAAGAAGTAATACATCTGCTAACTTTCTAATAGCTTTAGACTTTTTACCATTCATAAACTTCCTCTACATTAGGAGTTGCTTGGACATCTGTTAAGTACATTAAACCCTTTGCATACTTAAAGACTCTAATACCTTTACCATCATTGCAATCTTTGTAACATTCTTTCTTATGAGGACAGTAAGTACAGTTCTTATGTAACTTATAATTACCTTTCTTACCTTCAGATATTGTTGGGTAGCAATACTCTGGCGGTTCTTCTGAATTTATAACTTTAGTTAAAGTATCTATTAAGTTTTCAATATTTGGTTTATCTAATACTTCAGGAGTATAAGCACAAAGCTCTCCTGTTTCTTTATCTATAACTAGAAAGTAACTATCTTCAGAACTTTTATCTGCTTGTTCATAGGCAGTTAGTTGAGTTATATATCCAAAAGGATCGTCTTCTCTAAGAGTTCCGTTCTTAAATTTAAGGAATGAATACTTAGAAGCAGACTTTACATCAACTACTTTCCCATTAATTTTACAATCCATGTGTCCTTTAATATTATTTATGGTTACTTCTTTTTGAGTATCTTCTACAGTATTACCAGAAAGTCTTACTAGAAATAATATTAATTGCTCTAGTAGATGACCATATAGAAACTTAATATGTAAAATAGGAGAAGGTAAACTATTAACAGGATTTCTTTTGTCTTTGTGGTTTACCTAAGTTAGAAAACCTTAATTGAAACTCTGAATTCTTTCTAGGTGTAGACCATTCTAGCAATGAGTTTTTGAAGTCCACTACAAAAGTATCAATGATCTCTTCAGATATTACTAACTCTCCTGTATTTAACTTTTCAATCTTATCGTATATATCTGCAATAACTTGATTACTCATTAGTTATCTCCAGTTCACTATAAGGTTTACCATAATTAACTTTATTTTTATTAGAAGATTTCCAATATTTATTTACTATTAATTGATTAATCTTTCCATGAATATATTCTCTTCCTAAAGGAGAATACTTTATAGTCTGTAAACATTTACGACAGATGTTTTTACTCTTTTTAAAGTTAAAAGAAAGAGATAAAGTTGCTCCACAGTTAATACAAGGATTAGTAGTAAACATTAGTGAGTCTCACTCCAGTTGTTTCCTATTTTATATTCTCCATCTAACGGACAGTTAAGCTCTAAATCCTCCCCTGCTAATATAATAGACTGTATTCCCAAGCTACCTACCATAGGGGCTAACTCTTCTTTAACTTCTAGCTGCCATTCATCATGTACGTTAGCAACAAAGTGGGCATCTTTATAACCTAAAGAGTTATTGAATACTACTAAAGCGTGTTTCATAACAATAGAACCAGCACTCTGAAGTAAAGTATTTAAAGCAGAGTGTTCACTTCTTATAAGAAGTCTACGTCCATCTAATCCTTTTATGAAACCTTTCTTAGCTTCTCGTCCAACTTTTCCTTTAAGATTTTTGAATGAAGGGAGATTAGTGATAAATGATTCTCTAAGCTCTTTTCCATCACGTTTAGATCCTCCCACCACAGTTCCAAGTTTTTCATCTCCTGCTCCGTACAAGAGTGCATAGATAAATGTTTTTGCCTGATCTCTTGATTCAAGACCAGCAAGCTCTTGATTAGCGGTGTGTATGTCTCCATTAATGATTTCATTTGTGTACTCCTTATCATTCATATAATGGGCCAACATTCGTAGTTCAAGCCCTGAAGCATCTATTCCTACTAACTTATAGTCTGGTTTAACTATCCAACAAGATCTACATTCCTTACCATAAGTAGAACTAACGCTAGGAACTTGAGCCATATTAGGATTTCTATGAGTCATTCTCCCGGTAATAGTTCCATTATGATTCACAAAACCTCTAACTCTATTATCATTCTCCATATCATCTAGCCAAGAATCTACTTGAGTAATTCTCTTTTGAAGCATTAAAAACTCAGCTAATAATTGAGCTTGAGGTATATTCTTAATCTCACTTAGTATTTTCTCATCTACTTTAGGTTGCCCTTTAGGAGTAAACTCTTTTGGTTTCCAGCCTAGATCTTGCAAATACTCTCCTATTTGCTTTCTAGAGTTGGGATTAAATTCAGTCTCAAGAGTTCTTGTTATTGTCCGATTCTTCTCAGAAGAAGAAAGTAGCTCACTAAACTCTTCCTGCTTTAATCGAACATTAGTTCCTTTATCAGTTCTACCTGTCTTTAGAAGCTTTCCATCTTTATTATGTAAAGGTGTTATCTTTATATGTTGTTTCTTAGGTAAGAAAGATTCTTTAATCTCTTTGTCTATCTCAAACTTCCTACTATTTAATTCAGCAATAAGTTTCATGCCAGCTTCTAAATCAAATAAGAAGCCATACTCTCTTTGAGTAGTTACAATCTTAGCTATCTCATGTTCTAGATATACACTTCTTTTAGTAAACCCTGCTGCTTCTTTTCTAAGTCTTTTATAAACTTTAAAGTTTAGAGCAACATCTTGCTCACAATACTTCAGCATATCTAAGGAATACTTAGAGTAGTTATGAAAGTCTATCTTGTTAGACTTTAATGTCTGGCCCCACTTCTCTAGACCATGCCCACCTTCTCTTACTGGATTAAATAATCGGGACAGTACAAGTGTATCTACTATTTCTTTGTTACTTAGATTAATACCAGTAAGCTTTTTAATAACAGGTATATCGAACCCAATGATGTTATGTCCTATTAGCTTCTCAGATTGTTCTAATACTTCTAATCCTTCTTTAATTTGTGAGGGATCAAATGAAGTTTGAACACCAGTATTTATATCCAATAGGGACATACACCATATTTTAGTAGCATTAATATCATCGGTTTCTATATCAAAAACATAACTACTCATAGCCTCCACCTAATTGTTTTTAGATTCATGCTCTTCTATTTGTAAATCTAGAAAGGTTTGTTCCTCTATCTCTTTCTGTTGTTCTTCTTCAGTTAGGTTTTCTAACCTTTTAACTTCTAAATCTTTTAATTTACCCATATAACTTTTCCTTCTTTAGTTTAATTAAAATGGTATATCTTCATCTCTTAGTTCATCCTCGTCATAATCTGTCTCATACAATCGGCCTGTCTTATCGTCATACTTTAAGTGAGTTGCCATACCAACATTACCTGTATATCTAGACTTAAGTATTCTTAGATGAGTAGTCTTAGCCTCTAACTCATCCTCTGACTGCTGATCTCTCTCTATGGCAATAACACAATCTGATATCTGAGCTATACCACCCGATCCTCTAAGATGACTTAGAGATACAGCAGCTCCATTCTCATGTCCCTTATTACCTTCTAGCCTTCTAAGATGTGATACCAAGAGCATACCTACCTTAGTTTCTTCTACTAGCTTTCTAAGATCAGTCATTATCTTATCTATCAAAGCTCTCTCATTACCTTGCTCTGAAGCAGACACTATCATTTGTAAGTGATCTAAAATTATCCACTTACATTCTCTACCTACTACCATGTACTTAATCTTAGAGAGTATGTCTTCAAAATCACTAGATCCAAAGTGGGAATGGACTAAGACTCTATCTCTGTTGTCACCGCCCATTACCTTATGAGCTACATCTTCATAAGCCTCTTGACCAAACTCCTCTCTAACAGAGTCAATGTAGAGTTGCTTATTAGCTTCTATAGATATGATGCCATCGGCAGTCCTAGTCCAATCTTCTTCTAGTGCAATAATTCCTATATTGTCTTTAGTCTGTTTTAGCAACCAATGCTGAAGCTCTCTAATAATGCTTGTCTTACCTAGTCCAGTCCCACCAGTAAATGTAACTAGCTCACCCTGCCTAAGACCTAGTAGCTTTTGGTTTAGTCCCTGCCAAGGATACGGAATAGATTCCTTCTTCTCTCTTTGAAAGAGGCGGTCAAAGTTATCTGATAAGCTTAGAACTCCTGCTGGAGTATAAGTAATAGCGTTCCACCAGTTATCAATATACTGGCGATGCTGCCCAGCTTTAAGCATATCATTAGCATCTTTCATGCCATCAGGATATGTAATTATCTTTACCTTACCGGGAGTAAGGAACTTAGCTACTTTAGTTGCTTTATCTTTACCTTGATCATCATTATCAAAAGAAAGATATATAGAATCAAAGCTCTCTATAAACTCTATATTATTTTTGATATCTCTTTCTGCAGCTCCAATCCCATTAGGTAATGATACTGCTGGAAACCTCTTACCCATAAGTTCATAGACTGCCATAGCATCACACTCACCTTCTGTAATGGTCAATGCTTTACTACCTTTCTGTACTAGGTGTTGTCCGAATAGTTGGGGTTCTTTAGCATCTCCTGTCCAACTAAACTTCTTACCCTCTATGTTTCTAACCTTATGTCCTACAACGTCATTACCTCTGTAGTAAGGATAGAAGTGCTTAATAAGAAACCCCTCTTCCTTTAATACCTTGACCCCATACATCTTGGCAGTCTCTAAGCTTATATTTCTATCAGATAAACCAGCATACTCTGCTTTGGATATATCTTGATCTTGGCAGTAGTTACTTCTTTGAGAAGTCTTAATCTCTCTAAAGCTTGGGGCTACACCACCCATAGCCTCTTCATAACTTCTAACATAAGAGTTAGTTGTACCATGAGTAGCATGATTTCCAGAGAAACATTTAGCAGAACCATCTTCATTGACTGCAACTCCATCAGAGCTACCACAACCTACATCCCAACAGGGTTGCCTCTTTTTAATAAACGCCATAGTTAATCTCCTTTATTTAATTGAGGTGGCTAG